ATCGTGGTACCTTTTGCGTTACCAATATTATATGTGAAGCAAATTATATCAATACTAAAACATAAGTAATATGGAAACCAATGACCCTTTTTTAAAGAAATGGGGACTAAGAAATTGGTCTCAAAAAGCTAGATATGATAATTTTGTATTACATTATTTAGAAACTGGTAGTGCAGTTACTGCTTACAAGAGAGTGTTTGAGGATACTAAGAATACAAAGATACTTGTACATAAGGTACTTAAACATCCATACATTGTGTATTTGATTCAAAAAAAGAATAAAGAACTTGAGAAGAAAATGGATAAGAAAATTATAAATAATCGAGAGCGAATCATTAGTGAGTTAGATGAAATACTTAGACTAACCAAAGATGATAAGAAGTATAACGCAGCTTTAAAGGCATTAGACCAATTAGCTAAAGTAACAGGTAGTTATGCTGCAGAAAAGCAAGAGATTGAACATAAAGGTATAACAGTAAACTATATCAAACCAGATAAATCTAAAGGTAAAAAGTAGTATAAAAGAAATGGAGATTAATTTTAGACCAACTAATAAACAGGATTTAGTATTTGAAGCATTCGATGATGATATTACAACTGAATTATTATTTGGTGGTGCTGTAGGTTCATCTAAAACATATTTAATGGGTTCATTAATGACTATTAAATGTCTTCAATATGAAGGTATAAGGGTTGGTTTATGTCGTAATGAGTTAACCACTTTAAAGAAGACTACTGTAGTTACATTATTAAGTGAGATATTTCCTGATTGGGGATTAGAAAGAGATAAACATTATAAGTATAATCCAATAGAAGGTAAAATTACTTTCTATAACGGTAGTGAAATTATATTTCAAGAACTTCGTCATATACCATCAGACCCAGATTTTACTAGGTTAGGTGGTTTATTACTTACATTTGCAGTCATAGATGAGGCTGGTGAAACTAATAGTAAAGGTAAAGAGATACTTCAATCTAGAATAGGTAGATGGCGTAACAACACAACAGGTATTAAACCAATGTTATTAATGACTTGTAACCCTTCTAGGAATTTCTTATATGATGATTTCTATTTAGCTGATAAGGAAAATAGGTTACCAGAGTATAGACAATTTATCAATGCAACCGCAATGGATAACCCTTATCTACCACAAGAATATATCGATAACTTAAAAAGAACATTATCCCCAAGTGAAGTACGTAGATTACTATTTGGTGAGTGGGAGGTAGAGTCTGACCCTAACAATATTATCACTATGGATGATTTTAATGAGATGTACGACCTTTCTATTCCAATAGAAGGTAAAGACAACACTAGGAGAATATCGGCTGATATAGCCTTTAAGAATGATGGATGTATTTTAATTGTATGGGAGGGGTTAAAAGTCATTGATATTATAAAAGTTAAGAAAGATGAGAATGTATTGGATACTATTAAAGCTACAGCATCTAAATATGAGATACAAACCAGAAATATTAGTTATGATAGTGATGGAGTTGGTCAATATATTAAACAATATCTAAGAACAGCTAAAGCGATTGTAAACAACGGTACACCGTTCAAGAAGGAAAACTATAAGAATCTTAAGACTCAATTATATTATAAGTTAGGGGAGCTTATTAGAGATGGTAAGATAAAGATTAGCTGTAATCAATATAAGAAAGAATTGGAAGCTGAGTTATTATGTATCAAACGTAAGGAGCGTAACGCAACCGATTCTAAGATGGAGATTAATTCTAAGGCTGAACAAAAATCAATACTAGGTCATTCACCCGATTTCGCTGATGCACTGGCATATGGGATGTTATTTCAATACACAACAGGGAACTTCACGAGAATGTTATAATCACGCCAAACAGATTTAATTCTATTATAATATATTGTATGGAGATTGAGTTGTTATTACCTACGGAATGGAGTGATGTAACATTGGGTGAGTTTATTGTATTATCTAAGTTAGATATCAATGACCAAATAAGCCCAATAGATTATTACGTTAAAATATTAAGAGTATTTGGTAATGATATTAGTGAGGTAGCTAAATACATTAAAGTTACAGATAGTAAGGTTATCGCTAATGCGTTAGCCTTTATGAATGTAAAGCCAGTTCCTAATAATATTAAAGAGGTTAAAATAGATGGTATTAAATATTATCTACCAACCAATATGAATGAATTATCGATAGGTGAAGTAGTATCAATAGAAACACTTATAGAAGGACTTGACTCTATAGGAGCTATAGATGCGATATTAAGCGTTATCTTACGTCCAGAGGGTGAAGTATTCGATAGTAATAAAATAGATGAAAGGAGACGCTTATTTAAAGCTAACCTAAATATAGAAGATGTACTAGGTATGTCGGTTTTTTTTTAGACTGGCGTAAGGTACTTGTTCATAACTACTCAGCTTTATTTGGTACTAACGTTGAGAATGATGATGATGGTCCAGCTATGCCTACATTTAGTAATAGATGGAAATGGTTTAGTATTATAGAAAGATTAGCTCAAGGTGATATAACTAAGTTTGAAGAGGTGTATAAGATAAAATATATAACAGCCTTAAACACACTAAGTTACTGGAAAGAAAGAGATGACTACCAAGAGCGTTTAAGAAAGCGTGAAGAAATGATGAATAAACATCGTTAATATAAGAAAGAAAATAATAAAATAAGATACTATAAATTATGCGTATACAAACTGTAAATCAATTAATAAGTGTATTCAAAGACATAGCCAAAAGACATTATCAAATTAATGGTTTTGGTATTGGTGATAATTGGGAAGTTGGTGCTAGTGAAGCTAAAATGCACCCAGTATTATGGATTAACCCTATATCTGCATCAATGCCTGAATCAGAAAATGTTGGGTATAAGACATTTGAAATTGATTTTGAAGTAAGAGTATTTGATTTAGTCAATAAAGATGAATCAAATGAAAATGATGTCTTATCAGATACTATAGATATATTAAAAGATATTATAACTGAATTTAAAGGACACCCATATTATGTTAATTCTAAGCTTTCTATTGTTAATGATATCGATTTTGACCCGTTTACTGAAGAATTTGATGAAGAAGTATCTGGATGGGTAGCAGAGTTATCAATGAAGACACCAGTATTAACATCTTGGTGTGGATTACCTATGGCAGATATTACAGGATTTGAGTTCCCTGGTAATGATTGTCCAGATGTAAACGTATTATGTCCAGTATTTATTGAAGATATTGTAGGTATTGACCCTATTCAAGTAACGGATTCGGGTACAACTAGAATTATTTCAATCGATACATCTTCTTTAACTGGAGATACATTCGTTACTGGAGGAACATATAATGGAGATACGCTTACCTTAGATAGGAATGACGGCATTGCTGTTGATATTACAGGAATCACTAGTGAAGATAATTACGTTACTGGTGGAACTATAGATAATAACTATTTAGTGTTAGATAGAAACGATACTTTATCTGCTGTGACTATTTCATTATCTGGTGTAACTGATTTAGGTATATGGACTGAGAGTACTGGTCTTAATTCGGCAGTTCTTAAGAGTCAAACTACTAACATAGCTGGTGGTAATAACTCATTATCAGTTGGTACTAATAACCAAGCCCTTGGTCTTAATGCTATAATTATAGGAGGTAATGATAGTACTATAGAAACTAATGCCTCAACCAACTCTATATTTGGAGGTTCAATAAATCAGATAAAAGATTTTGCCACATTTAATGATATCTATGGAGCTAATAGTGCTACAATAGAAGGTTCTAGTGCTTTCAATAGAATATTTGGTGGTAGTAATACTAAGATTACAAATCCGTCTTCTGGTAACGTTACTCTTGGTGGGGTAAATAGTGAAGTAAACTTTGCTAGTTATACTATAATGATTGGCGGTACTAATAACCAGATAAAGACGGGTACAGGTACTACACCTAGTAGTTTTGGTGGTGCAATATTCAATGGTGGTGATAACCAACTAGATGCTAATAATAGTAACATTATCGGTTCAGAATATAGTAATATTATTAACTTAAATGTTGACACTAATTTTAGTAATGCTATAATTGGTGGAGATACTAATACTATAGAAGACACTGTTAATAGAAGTGTTATAGTAGGTGGTGAAAATAATAAATTAGTTGGTAACGTCGATAACTCAATTATATTAGGTTGTAGT